CTCCTTCCGGTTTTTACCGTGGTTTACCTGCCACGAGAGATTTATACAAACTATTCAGCATAGTCTTGCTCATCTTCCTTATTTTCTTCTGAGAGTCTTTCCAACTCTTCATTAACATCTTCAACAAACGGATGATGAGCGAGAATAGTTTTCCGTGACACAACACCCATCGATTTACTACACATATCAACAAGGTCGCCATCGTTCTTAATGGACGTTCTGGTCCATGTCTGAATAATTTTTACATCCTCCTTGCCATAATGTTTGCAAATAGCTCGGATTAACATATTAAATCCCAACTGAAATTCTGTTTCCATCATCCCCGCTTTTAACTCAAGCAACGTATATAGAAACTTCATAGCCTCGCCACTTGTTCCATCTAAACCTTGCTGTTGGGGGTCGACGCCTTGCCCCATGTCAAAGATTGCCTTGCGCGTAATATTAAGCAACTCTTTTCGTGCTTCAATGGGAATATCAATCGTAAGTGTCTGTACCCCGCTACGGTCATCAGGACCGGAAGAATCAAGCTGAATAGCTTTATACTTCTTCATTCCTTCTAAAAACTCTGACAAATCCTCGCCGCCGTAGTTGGTGAGCACATATATAACTTCCTGTACATCCTCAAGGTCGTTTAAGAATCCGCTATAGGTTTTGTCGTACGCATCGATTAACGGCTTTATTCGCGCCAAGTCAGTCGTTTTTGCCGCATTGTTTCCAAAGGGAATAAACGGAACTGCTCCCAACTTATGAGAAACTGTATCTCGGTCTTCCAATCCTCCGTTATCAGTAACCACAGAGTATATCGCATATCGACTAAGGCCCATAAGGTCTTCCGCCCCGGACGGCACGGAGTAGGCCTCGCATACCGTGTCGTTCCAGTATTCGTATACGGTAATCGAGTCGCCGTTTTCATCTCGACTGCTATAAACACGAAGCACCCCTTCAAGCTGTGTATTTAAATGACTATCCCAGATAGGGATAATTTCTTCTCCCAGCACGACAGCCCACTGAAAAGCGCCTTGCGAATCTGTCCAGTAGTGAACCCATGCGATTCCACAGTTCGAAGCCTCGACGCATAAATCTTTAGCTTTCTTTTCATATGCATCTCCGAGCACCCCCGTGATATGGTTGTTTAGGTCCTCATCTCTTACATCAAAAAGAGGCGGGGCAGAAAACATATATGCTGTTTTCTGGTCAACCAGAAGCGGATAAAAGCTATAAGGGATACGATTGTCAGCTTGCCTAGACGGATTAAAATCTTCCCCACGCATCCGAGCGTCATCTAACGTCTTCGGCTTGCCCGGCGCCAGCATAATATCATTCTGAACGGCATAATAACGTCTAGCGTCTGACGCGTTGCTAATAACTAAAGCATGTCCTGCCATGTGCTTTTTTATAAGCTTTTTAATTTGTTCAATCTCCACGTTTTCACCTCCCTTACGTCATAATTCGGATGCCTTTGCGTCCATCAAAATCTTCCATTGCATACCGCATGGCATCCATCAGATGATTAAAATCATCCACCGGCTTATTAATCTTGTTATCGAACTTATCTGTTGCCCATGTGTAATTGCTAATTTCAGTAATAAAATTTACACACGACGGATGAATGATAATTGTGTAGTCCTGAATTAAAGTAACGCCGGCCATGATTGAATCGGGGCCCTTCTTTGCGGCCCTGATTCTGCGTAAGTATTTCTTGCGCAGGTATGCAATTGATTTCGGCTCCGCACTATCAGCGCGGATGCGCTCTTTCGAGTAGCCTCGGCGTAGCAACTCTTCTCCGATATCATCGTTACTCATACCCTTTTGATACATTTCATCGAACACATAAATTTCTCTGGCAGTTTCGTCTACCAGCAAACAGACGAAGGCTGAAGGGTCATTGGTGTACCCAAAATCAAGACCGAACGCAGATTTGACAGTAGCTCTTCTGGTAATTTCTGATGTATCAAACACTTGCTCCTTCCAGTTTTCGTACACAAGCCCATCAACAACACCCCAATCACCCTCGCCGGCAACGGCATAGCGTCTTGGGTTCTTCTTCATTTCTTCAAACAGGAGTAAATCCGATTGGCTTAGGAACTCGTTGCATCGATAATTCGTTGTCATGGCCAGTACATTCGAGCTAGGCGTATCAAAGAACCGTTTCTTTAACCAGTGCCTATCAGACCAAGGATTAAACGTTAAAACGACCTGATGATACATCCCTTCGGGCAATTGCCCGCGAATGCTTTCATCAAGTCGGTTAAAGTCATCCTCTTTTGTTATCTCATACGCTTCCTCAATCCAGAGTCTACACAAGCAACCTGAATCAACGGTAATGGACGTAACCTTTAACGGATCATCAAGGCCTCTAAACAGGATTTTCTGGCCCGTAGGAATATAAATAATCTCTAACGGCGATACGCTGCACCTAAAATACTTTTCGACGTGCAGCCTTCGCATGGCCCATTTAAGTTGTGCAAAACAGCTGTCCCGAAGTGTTCGTTCCGTCTTACGTACTACAAGCCAATTAATAACAGGATTGCTCACAATCTCATATATAACTCGTAATGACTGCGTAGATGATTTCTTACTGGCACGACTCCCCTTAACTACTTTGTAACGGCCTTTAAACCGCCAAAACTCCCCATAGCCTTTTCCCACTATATCGGCAATATTCACGACGTCGTAATTAGTCTGCAACGTCATCACCACCGACAATCATAATCGGGTTGACTTCAATCGCCGTATCGGCACTAAACAAATTGTTTCGTTTACCGATAAGCTCTAAGGCCTTCAGCTGGGCCCTGGCATCAACATGCTTTTTAATGATTCGTGCACGGCTGCATCCTTCTCCCGTGCCCTCCACCACAACGACCTCCTCTTTAACCTCACCCCGAGCCAATGCCGCCAGTCGACCCTCGACTTCTGCGATGCTCATGATTCGGTCTTTAAAGAACTCGTCTTGTAGTTCTTTAACACGGTTTTTAATTTCAACTTTTTTCAACAGTCGTGAGCCAATCGAATAAGCCGTTAACTCACTATATCCGGCTCGGATAGCGGCCTGAGTCGCATTTAAATCCACCAGATACTCAATACAGAATTTTTCTTGTCTCTTATTCAACATGTAACCGCTATCGTCACCTCCTTTGCGTGCCGTATTTGGAACGATTCATAACGTGTTTGGCTGCAACGAAACATTTACATGTGCCGGTTCCGCCGATATGTATTTTGTTAGCAGAGCAAAATCCTTTAGAGTTGTTCAGGCAAGAACGTCGGCAGCACTGAATTTCCGTTTTACACGTCATAAGTCACTCCAAACACAGGCACGTAAAAAGGACGCCCTATTAGGACGTCCTTGAAACTCAAGTATTTATTTATGAAGAAAATTTACAACCCATAACCCTGATGCACAAAACCACATTCCAACAAGCATTGCGGCATAGGCCAATATACATGTTACTATCGCGGTCAATCTTAAAATATCGCCTGCTGAAAACCTCTTTTTCTCGTTTCCGCCCTGAAATGCGATTTTTCCAAACTCATCCGTGTAGAACCCTTGAGCCAAATAAGATATTGCATAACTCAAACTAGCAAAAAAGGCCCCCACCCCAAAAGCAACCAGTGCGTTCCATAACGACTGATAAACAACGATTGAAAAATCATTTTCCAGTAAATAGCCAAGATTGTTGCCAAGAAATGCGACAAACATCATCACGGATCCACCATTGATAAATAAAACGCTTTTTATTGCGGATTGTGCAAACCCAATAATGGCCTTTAAATGTTCCGCTGCTAAGTGTGCATTACCACTAATTTCTGCTACCGTTATTGCGGTTTCCTTTTCATGGGCGGCCTTTGCTATTGCAATCATAGACTCTACTTCTTCAATGCCTAGACTTTTTCTACCTAGTTTCTTTTGTTGTTCTACCTGTAAAGAAAGGGCATCATATTCCACATTCATCACCTCGAATCCATAGTACCATAAATTCGAGATAATAGCTCGCGTCCACAACGCAAAAGCGACGCCCTAACGGACGCCGCC